AAAGTAGGTAACCGCCCCCTCTGAAGCCCCGACTCGACTCCGAGCCGGGGCTTTTTTTTATGTATGGCTGGCATGTCATACATCTATGGTGAAAGTCCACACGGGGCGTAGTTGCTGACGGCCCCGAAAGCTGCTTTCAAGGCCAGGCGGGGCTTATTTCCCGAGCCAGAGACATGCGCATAGAAGCCGGCCTTATGTACTGCACATGGCATCCAGACTGCAGAACCGCCACGCTACAATACGCGCCGGACCGCCGTCCCTTCTCTGTCACGTAACCACAGCTACGCTCCATCAAGGTCAGGCCGGAGCTTATCGGCCTATGGCTGCGAATATAATATCAACCAATTATCAGAGACTACTTATGCAATTAAATTGCATTGCTATCTGCTGATATATTTTCCATCAAATAGTTTGGGTTGTTTTTGAAAATGGATTAACTTTGTATCATGAGAGCCATCACAGGGCTCGAATTACATAATATTTGCCGTACTGATGTGCGGGAATAAAAGCGTTTGAGCTTATCCTTTCAAGGAAAATCGCCAAAAATACCGGTCGAAGGATTAAGCAGACCTGAACGCTCATGCTTGTCGTAATCCACCCCCGACAAGGGGCAAGATAGCGCCAAAGCGTGGGGTGGGCTGTTTATTTCGACAATGGCGTTTGGCGATGCCTCCTTGAAGATAAACTGCAACATTGCCACGCTTTTTTATTGGTTTTATTATGCCGGGCAATGGGCATTGTGTTGGTTGCGGAGATGATGCATTACGATATTGGACCATTAATAAAGCATGTTGTGGATGCGCAGCACTGGAATTACTCTGATTTTGCCCGGGCGATAAATGTTTCCCGGTCTTCGGTATATAATATTTTCAGCAGCAGTGATATTTCGATAGGGCGCCTTTTGCAGATTAGCCGTGTACTCAACTATGATTTCATTAAGGATATTGTAGAGCATAAATGCGATGGCGGCAGTAAGGAAGCGCCTTATATTACGTTGCCAATACGTGGGCGGAGGATAGATTTGTCGGACTTGCCGGATGAAATAATTAGCCTAATTAGATCGGAATTATGATGTCGGATATTTGTACGGATTAGTACAAATATCCGACGTTTATGATGGTTATGAATGTCGCTTTTGAATTTACATTTGCAATGTAATATTAACCAATTCTTAAGCCACAATGAAGAAGATCTTATTTTGTGCTGTTGCTGCAGTTGCGCTTCTTGCAACCAGCTGTGCAATGGTAAACACCCCCGCGGGAGTTGGAGCGCTCTATACCGGAATGACCTCCGGAGAGTGTGTAACGTCCAATACTCTCGGAAATAAGGTAGGTGTTTCGAGTGCCACCAATGTCCTTGGGCTTGTTGCTGTAGGCGATGCAGGCATCGAGGCTGCAGCTAAACAGGCAGGTATTAAAAAGGTTTCTCACGTAGATTCCAAAAAGTTCTCGATACTTGGTCTTTTCGCGACCTATAAAACCGTTGTTTACGGTGAGTAATATCTCGTAATGAAAATTCCCGGAAGTCGTTTTAAGAATGGCTGCCGGGAATTTCATTTGATTTTTTTTATTACACTTGCCATAAATAGTGCCTTAAATGGCTGATAGGACTGAATATCAATAGGAAGTATTAGTAACCAATCAGCGGAACAGTCAGTTTCGACAATCCCCGACAACTGTAAAACAGGCTGTTTCGCTAAAATTATTTCCTAAAAATTGTCCGAAAATGGCACTACTAAACGCGGTCGTTCTGACCTCTAAGACCATCAAGGGCGGCAGAAACAAGGTCAGGATTTCAGTTGCCCACAACGGAGAAACCCGTTATATCGTCACTGACATCATACTTGACTCCAATAAGGAGTTCAAGAACGGCAAAGTGGTAAAGCGTGCCGATGCGGCCATGCTCAACACCAAGATCCGCAACCTGCTCCAACGCTACCAGTCGGCACTCGATGAGCTGGAATACATCAACGGGCTCACGGCTTCGGAGCTGGTGTATCAGTTGATGAACGCAGGGAGCTACAAGCATCGTACGCTCAAATCCATCTATGAGGAGTACATGGCCAATGCTCACATCAAGGAGGGAACTGCCAAATCTTACCGGGTAATATGGAACAATATCATACGGTACATAGGTGACAGGCTGCTTGCGGAGCACGTCACGCATGGCACAATCCTTGGCCTCGACAAGCACCTTCGTGATAGAAAGCTGAAGCCTACGACAGTCAGGACGAATCTTGTATTTCTGATGGTTCTGCTGAACTACGCCAAACGATGCGGATATGTACAGTTCCGTGTAGACCCTTTTGCCGGATATGAACTGCCGAAAATGGAAGTACGCCAATCATGGCTCTCGGTAGATGAGGTTCGGAAAATCAGGGATATCCAATGTTCCAAGCCTAACATCATCAAATGCCGGGATCTCTTTATGCTCTCTTACTATCTCGGCGGTATCAATATAATCGATTTGCTCGACATAGATTTCAACGAGCAGTCAGACACAATCCACTATGTCCGTAAAAAGACCGAACACCGCCCTAAGATGAACAAGTATGTGGAGTTCGCCATTCCTGATGAGGCAAAGGCAATCATAAGCCGTTACAAGGGCAAGGACGGCCATATCTCGGTCAGCGAACACCAGCGTAATACTAACTGTCACTACTTCTTCGATCTAAATATGCCGAAGTTGGCCAAAGCCACCGGCATAAAACAGCTCATCTATTACTCGGCACGAAAGTCATTTTCCCAACACGCTTTCGACCTCGGAATCAGCACAAGCATCATCGACTTCATTCTAGGGCACAGAGTCGATAAAGGAGGAACCTCTCTCTACTCTTACATCAGCGTCACGCCGGATATGGCTACAAATGCCGTGCGCAAGGTGTTGGATAATCTCAAATAAAGTGCTACCTTTGTACTGTCAATAAGTTTTCCCCATAAGGGTGGCTTATTGGTTTGACTTGGGAGAGGGGGTGGTTCCCCTCTCCATTTTTATAACCACCCTCCTTATAATCACTCTCCAGATATGTACTCAACACCTGAAACAGACACGACATTTGACAAGTACGATGAGATGAGGCTGCACATGGCCAAACTATATTCCGCCTCTATCATTGACTTTGATATGCCTATGCGTATAGCCATCCCCCTTGACAATGCCGGCATCAGGAAAATCGGAGAACTTGTGAGGCTTACCCGAAAAGAGCTGCTGAAAGTACGGCGGCTCGGAGAAAAGGGTGCTGACGAGGTGGAGAAAATTCTTGACAGATTCGGACTGTCACTGGGTATGACCGTGGAATAAAAAGGGCTGCCTTATACGACAGCCCGGGAACGCCAACACATCATCACATACATCATCAGAGGCGTTCCAAAATCATATTACCGACATAGACCGCAAATATTCACTGGCGACAGAATTAAAATAGCCCCGTTTCCCAACGAGGCTATTTCGCTATAATCAAAAATGACCTTAAAGCCTTATTATCTTGCGTAAGGCTTTCAATAACGGCCTGTGGAAAAGCAGGCCGATGCTCACGATTACCGCGCCCACAAGATACCAGAACGCGGCAAGTTTGATTTGTTCCATGACGGTAAATTCACGCTCAACCTCTACCGGGTATGGTTGAGGTACCGGCACCTCTTTTTCTTTGATAACTTCTTTATTGTTTTCTTGTGTTGTCTGAGGCACGAACACCTCTGTATTGAGTTGCCCGGGCTTGTTTTTTATGGAGTGGCCGAGAGAACCATCCACATTTATCCATGCGTCAGACTCGGCCAAATCAGTTTCAACATGGCTGCTGTCGGATTGTGTGACCTTTGTTTCGGACTGCTGGGGCAGATCAACGGCGACATCGACCGGAGTATAGATCGTCTTAACAATGGTCTCAATTCTCACGCTATCGCTGTTGTTGAGCACAACAGGTGGTGTTACCGTTGGATGAATCTGCTTTTGAGTCTTACATCCTGCAAGACACATAGCAAACATACAAAGTAGGAAAAATGTCTTTTTCATCGGTTTTGAGATTTTACGAATTTGTCCACGCCGTTGACATGGAGATTAACAATCGCGTTATGGCCTTCAGGCGAAAGCAGAAAATCCACATCGGCCTTGTTGTCCTGAAACATTGACTCCGTAAGGACTGCCGGACACTGTGTATTAACCAGGATATAGAACCGTGCCTCATAATCGGGATCGCCGTCGGAGTAATCCGTGCGTATAGGCCGTTGTTTGCTATCATAATCGCCTTTTGCTTTCCTGATTGGGAAATCTTCGATATAATCTTTAAGATAGGTCTGAGCGGACTCATAGAGATTTGTAGCGAGTATGTCTGCCTTTGTCTGACCGGGCGATGTGTAGGCACACCATCCGCCGGCACTCTTCCACTTACCGTCGGCACCGGCCGCGTTACAGTGGACTGATACAAGTAACACATTGGATTTGCCGACCTGCCTGCATACAGCATTGACGCGCCGACAACGCTCCGGGAGGCTTATATCATTGTCCTCGGTTACAAGGATACGGGCATCATATCCCATCGCCCGGCGCTGGGCGACAATGTCTTTTACAAGTTCACGAGCCTTTTTATACTCCCGTAGGCTCTTATCGGGGGCACATTTGCCAAGAGTGTCTATGCCGTGTCCGGCATCGTACAGTTCTACTATCATTTTTCTTTCGGTTTAAGGTCTGATAAATCAATGTCGAAATGTCTTGAAGTCTTGTCAACGAGAATACGTTGTAGCAATTTGGCCCACTTGGAACCATTGCAACTGGACTCGTTTTCGAGTATAGACCAAAGCTGCCAGAAGCAGATGGCACCGGCGGCCACTTTGGTAAGGTCGATTGGCCATGCATCGGTAATATGTCGCTGAATCATGAACGCCATTATGATAAGCGCATACGCTTTCATCAGGGTCACTATTACTTTGCCGAAATTGTGGCTTTTGAATTTCTTTCCGTCTTTGCTGACTTTTTCGGGGTAGGCTTTACGCGCTCTTTGGGAGAGAGCCCACGCCGTATAGCAGTCGGCAAGTATCATAATGGTGCAGATAAAAAGATAGGGATACGTCGGCTCTATGATGGCAAGAATGGCGCCAATGGCCGTAAATATCCAGCGTAGGATTTCAGATAAATTGGTCATATCTATGTGATGTTAATTATTGATTAGCGAGAACAGCGAGCCTAGAGCGGAACCTATGACAGAACCGATCATATCGGCGGCAATGTCGTTCCAGTCCCACTTGTTGCCGGGAGAGCATTTGTCACCATACTCTTTTCCTACGCCTATCGCGCCGCCGGCAATTACACCGGCAACCGCAGACAGCAAATATGTTGCTCCACATAAGGCCTCTACTGACGAGGCTATGGATGCTACTATGAAACACACCGTGAAATGCTTGATTTTGTCCTGCTGTATTTTCATGACTCCTATTTTTTCACCAAAAGTAAGTCAATAAACGTATGGTAGTGTCAAATCCTAAATTTTCCGACTTTACAAAAACACCTAAATCTCGATAGATAAGGCATATACAAAAATATCGAAACGGCATAAGGTTATGAAACCCTATGCCGTTTCGATATTGTCTCGTGCTTACCGTACTAAAAACGTGCTTTCGGTTACGAGAGCTTTTTCCTGCCAGCCGAGAGCATACATGCGTTCCTTGTGATCGGATGCAGTCTTTGCAAATTCAGCAAATTCCTCAGTGGATTCAAACTCATAAAACGCAGGCTCTCCGTTCTCATACTCACCGACTTTGAATCTCTTAGGAAACATTGACGCGCCTGCCACCGGGAGCAATGCCAGCATGCCTACGATATTTCCTTGCGTTTCGCTATCGAGATGGACAGGCAGCCCTTTCCATGTAAGGCCATATTCAATGGCCCGGTCGGTATTCTCATCAACCTGCCTGAATATAGTGGCCTTAATATCATCGATGGTAGGCAGGTGGTCGAATCGTTCCCGATAGTTATAGCCCGTGGGGGCATCTTCGTAATCTTTGCCGAATCCGAATATTATCTCCCATTTGTTGCGGCCTATACGGTATAAACCGTCCTGCCGCTCTTGTGCGCCGTATATTTTTTTCATTACAATTTGATTTTTGCGCTAATATACGACTAAAAGCGGCAGACTGAGCCAAATGCCTGAAAAACCGAAAATCAGGTAAACTTGTATTTCACTTTGTTTCCGTCAAATACCTCGCTTTGTATTGTGGTTTCAAATGGGAAACCATCCTCTATGTCACTCACTTGGTCAAGGATATTTTTCATCTCCTCAGACGAAGTGAAGAACTTGCCCCACTCGCCGGTGGACTTGTCCTTGAATGATACAAGATAGCGGCCCTCTCCATGAGATGTGGTCATGTCGTCTTGATAATCGTGTATCTCGATTTCCTTGTTTTGCAGTGCTCCGAGACGCATGATTTTTCCAGGGAACCGTTTCTTACCGTCAGACGGTGTATAGACGATTCCCATTTCTGAGAATTTCTTCATATGATGATGTGTTAATTTAAAATACAGATGTTTGCAATCGGCATGGCAGGCCATACCTTTGAGAGAACCTATTATTTCCCGACGGCGTTTGCGTGATTTCACTTTGGCCAATTTACGAGCAGCATTCTGCTTAATCCGTTTGCGCAATAGTGAATGGGTGCCGAAATTCACATAACCGAGATAATCAAGTCCCTCTGACAACGGCCTTACTGCTTCTGTGTTTTTAATACTCAGCCCCAGGCCGGAAATCATATTTACAAGTTCGTTCCTCAACCTCCATAATTCCTTTTTGGTCGAGGCGAACATAACTATATCATCGCAATAACGGTAATAATGGGGATGGCGGACTTTAACACCGTCAACCTCTGTATAATGGCACGAAACCATTTCTATCATGGCATGGTCTATGTCTGACAGATGAAGGTTGGCCAAAGTCTGGGATGAACGCAAGCCTTTGGATATACCGACAGGCATAAGGCTTATGAGATTGTCAAGAATAGGCAAAAGCAGAGGGTCGGCAATGTATCTCCTCAAATCCGCCATCAGCCGTTGCTGATTGATACTGTCATAGAACTTGGCAATATCGCACTGATAGTAATAGACCATGTTTTGCGGATCTGCGTGTATGTCATCTTCGACTATGTGATGCAGCCAGTGCATACCCCGCCCTTTTATGGACGCTGCCGTATTGTTTATAAGCGAGGGCATGGTGTATTTCTCCACAACTACCATTATGGCGTGAATACCGATACGCTTGATTACTCTCGGAGCCTGACAATACCGCTCTTTTGGGCC